GCACTTGTGGCTTTCTACGCTGCATGGAGACTGACCCGGGACCCTATCCTGCGTGTCCTTCTTATTTCAAGTACGTCGAACTTGGCAGAAAAGCAGCTAGGCTTCATAAAGCAAATCTTCGAAAGCGGAGTTCATAGACGTTACTGGCCTGACCACATTAATATAGACGAAGGTAAACGAGAGAAGTGGACATCTAGTGAAATTGCTCTTGACCATCCCTCCAGGAGAGAACATCTCATACGAGACCCCAGCATCATGGTTGGAGGACTTACCACTAGCTTCACGGGATTCCACGATGACCTCACCATCCTTGATGACCTTGTTGTCTTTGAAAACGCATACACCAAAGATGGTAGAAATAAAGTCCAACGTCAGTACAGCCTTCTAGCTAGCGTTGAAGAGGCTAAGGCTGAACAGAAGGTAGTAGGAACACGTTATGATCCTCGTGATCTTTACAACGATATGACAGAGATGACTGAGGATGTCTTTGATGATAACGGAGAGGTGGTTGCACAAGAGCCCATTTATGAGGTCTTCCAAAGAGAAGTAGAGGACATGGGCAACGGAGCAGGGCAATTCCTCTGGCCAAGGCAGCGAGCCCCAAACGGTAAGTGGTTTGGCTTCGACCAGAAGATTCTTGCCAAGAAGCGTGGCCAGTATCTAGATAGGATGCAGTACCGCGCCCAGTACTACAACGATCCGACTGACCCAGAGAACAGGCCGATTGACTATGAAAAGTTTCAGTACTTCGACAAAAACCACCTACTCTTAGATGGGGGCCAGTGGTACTACAAAGGAAGTAGGCTCAACCTTGTCGCGGCTGTGGACTTCGCTTTTTCGACAAAGAAGCGTGCAGATTACACTGCCATCGTGGTTATCGGAGTTGATGCTGAGAATAACGTGTATGTTCTAGACATTGATAGATTTAAGACTGACCGTATCTCGGATTACTACAAACACATTATGCAGCTAATGAACCGCTGGTCATTCCGTAAACTAAGGGCGGAGTGTACGGCAGCACAAAGTGCCATCGTTAAAGAGTTGAAGGAAGCCTACCTCAAGCCAAATGGGATCGCTCTCAAGGTTGAGGAGTATCGGCCAAACAGATATGACGGGGCCAAGGAGGAACGGATAGCGGCCATACTTGAGCCTCGTTATGATAACCTCTCAATCTACCATCAACGAGGAGGTGGTTGGCAGGTTCTGGAAGACGAGCTTGTGTCTAACCGTCCGCCCCATGATGATGTAAAAGATGCTCTTGCTTCGGCTATTGAAATCGCAGTTAAGCCTACAATGAACATGGGCCGTAAGAAAACCTTTGATGACAACATTGTCTATCATCCACGATTCGGGGGGCGTGCCTTTTAGTAATGAATTCAAGGACTTACTCAGACAACGACTTTTATGAAATGTGTGGAAGAGCAATAAAATAATGCCAGAAGTACTTGACATCCTAATAGAGATTGGCCCTGACAGTGAAGCCCTTGCTGTTGGAGATCACTGGCGGCAGTGGACTATCTTCCGCGATAAGAAGATTGAAGAGTGGAAAGAATTGCGTAACTATCTTTTTGCTACAGACACACGAACCACATCCAACGCTAAGACTCCTTGGTCTAATTCTACCACCACACCAAAGCTAACACAGATTAGGGATAACCTGCACGCCAATTACTTCGCTGCAATCTTTCCCAGCAGCCTTTGGTTCAAGTGGGAGGGCGACGACAAGGACAGCGATACTAAACTTAAACGTGCTGTTGTTCAAGCCTACGTTGAAACCAAGGCAAAACAAAGTGGACTACCAGACGCTGTGTCTCGTCTATTGTTAGATTGGATTGACACGGGAAATTGCTTCGGTACTATTGATCCTGTTATTGATCTTGTTAAGTTAGATGATGGAGACTTCACCACTAAATTTGTTGGACCAAAACTAAAACGTATTTCTCCTTACGACATTGCCTTTAACCCCGTTGTTGATGATTTTGACAATACACCTAAGATCATCAAAGAGCTTGTCACTGTCGCAGACCTCAAGAAGAAGATTGATGAGGACATTGCTAACGAGTGGATGGAGGGTGCATTTGATAAGATGATTTCTGTCCGAGGGGCTATCAATGCTCAGGACTCAGAGATTGCCAAGGCAGACGGGTTTATCGCCGATGGTTTTAGTTCACTTATTCATTATTATAACAGTGGCTCTGTCGAACTTCTACACTACTTCGGTGATCTTTACAACCATGTAACAGGAGAACTACAGACTAACCGCATCATTACTATCGCAGATAGGTCTCGTGTGCTGCGTAATATTGCGAATCCTTCTTGGTTAGGTGCTGCAAAGATACGACACGCAAGCTGGCGTCAACGTCCTGATAACCTCTACGGTATGGGTCCTCTTGAGAACCTTGTTGGTCTTCAGTACCGTATGGACCATCTTGAGAATCTTAAGGCCGATGTCTGGGACCAAATTGCTTTTCCTAAACTTAAGATCAAAGGGGATGTGCAAGAGTTTGGAGACGATCCCGGTGAGCGTATCTACATGGGGGAAGAAGGTGACGTTGGTTATCTTGCACCCGATGTAACAGCCCTAAACGCAGATCAACAGATAGCGAACCTCAGTAACAAGATGGAAGAGTTGGCTGGCGCACCTAAGAGTGCAATGGGTATTCGTACTCCCGGAGAGAAGACAGCCTTTGAGGTAGCTTCTCTTGATCGTGGAGCCTCTCGTATCTTTGAACACAAGGCATATCATTTTGAGCGTACCTTTCTAGAGCCATTGCTCAATGACTTCCTAGAGGTCGGGCGTCGTGGTCTTGATGAGAGTGATCTCATTCGTATGGTTGATGAGCCGACTGGTATTGCTTTATTTAAAACAGTTACTCGTGAAGACATCACCGCTAGGGGCAAACTAAGGCCGATTGGTTCTCGTCACTTTGCAGAACGTGCAGTACGACTACAGAATCTTCAGAGTCTTTTGAGTATGAAGCGAGACCCAACTGTTGGTGTCCATCTTAGTGGCAAAGAGTTTGCTAGAGTAGTTACGACTGAACTTGACGAACCTGATATGTTCGGTGAAAACATTGCTATCTTCGAACAGCAGGAAACTGCACGACTTGCCAATGAAGGTGAAGTGCAGATGGAAGAAGAAGAGCAAATCGCAATCGAAGAAGGAATTTAATTATGGAAACTGGTAAACCGTTTTGGGCTTCCAAGACTCTTTGGGCTAACGTTGTCGCATTCGTCGCGGTACTTGCTACTACCTTTGGCCTTGATCTTGGGCTTGATGCTGAAACTCAGTTGGCATTTGTTGGTGGTATTATGGCTGTGGTTAACGTGGTCCTACGTCTTGTGACCGTTGAGCCAATTGCTTAACAGATGTCTAGCTGGGTAGTAGCACTAATAGGTGTGGTCATTGTTGGTGGCCTCATCTACGCTGCCCGTAAGTGGGGCAGTGCCGCTGCTAAAAACAAACAATTAAAGAATAATGTCGAGGCTGCTAGAACCAGAAAAGAGATCGACAATGAAATTCAGAAACTTACTCCTGCTGAGCTTCTTGAGCGTCTTCGTGACGGCCTGTAGTACGCCGGGAGACTTTTGTCTAAGCGCGTCACCCATCCCCTTGGAGGACCCAACTGCGGTCTACTTGGTGGAGAACGATCTTGATGCCGCTAGGGCAATTGCAGGACACAACACAGTGGGCGAACAAGAGTGTGATTGGGAGATCAACTAATGGCTAAGTCTGTTAAAGGTACCCCACGTAGGGTTCGTCCGTTTACTTCTATGATTGAGCTTAACCTTGAGCTTATTGAGAAGAAGCGGCAGGAGCGTTTTGGTCCTAAGACTCCAACCTCTAAGCCTACACCTAAGAGACGTAGACGCCGGAAGGTAGTTTAATTATGCAAGAAGTTTGGTTCACTGGGACCAAGGAAAGAGATAAGGTAAAACAGGATATAGCTTTAGCTGGCAACGCCTTTATTCGTTTGTCTAGTATCCTGACCAAGAAGCTGAAAGATAATTCTTCTACAGATTATGACAAGGCTTCGTGGCCCTTTTTACAAGCCGACAACAACGGCTATAATCGAGCCTTACAAGAGGTTCTCAAACTACTGGGAGACTGATAACCATGTCAGCTTTTGATAAAGACGCACCGAACCCCGGTGAAGTTATTACTGAAAATTTCCTTGACCACCTAGTTGGCGAAGGAAAGAAATTTACTGATCCTGAAGCAATGGCCAAAGGTAAGTATGAGAGTGACCGTCACGTTTCTAATTTGGAGAAGCAGCTTGCTGAACTGAAAGAAGACCTTGACAAAGCCACTCAAATGGACGAAATGATGGAGCTTATCCGTAACCAACAGAAGCCCGTCGAGCCCGAACCCGATAATGTCGATCCCGGCCAGACCGGCCCAGATCAAATGACACCAGAGGCGTTGAAGGCCATAGTAGAAAACCACGTAAGTGAACGTGATCGACAGCGTACTGAGGCTAGTAATATAGCTGAAGCTGATAAGGTTCTCAAAGAGAAGTTCGGTGATAGTGCCGGGACAATCGTCAATACGAGAGCAGGTGAGCTTGGTATGTCTGTTGATGCGATGAAGGAGATGGCTTCGAAAAACCCGAAAGCATTTCTCCGACTTGTCGGCGTAGATACCGTTAAAGGGACACCCCCTGGTAATTTACTCGGTGATAGTCAACGTTCTGAGGGTGGTCAAATCAACAATGCCAGTACCCGTAATTCTGCGTACTACAGTAAACTACGCAAGGAAAGTAAAGGCAAATACTACCAGCCCCAAATCCAAGCGCAGATGATGAAGGACAGAGAAGAAATGGGCAAGGCATTTTATGGCAACTCATAAGTAGAGGGAGTAGTGAATTATGCACACTACTGCAAATAGTACCCTCCTTATCCGCTCTGAAGTTTGGTCTAATGAGCTTAAGGAGATTCTACGCGACGAGTTGATGGCAATGCAGTACGTGGATTGGATGACGGATTTTCCTGATGGAGACACCTTCACCATTCCTAGCATTGGCACTGGCGACGTCGATGACTACGTTGAGGATACGGACATTGTGTTCCGTCCTCTTGACACTGGTGAATTCCAGTTCTCGATCACCGAGTACCTGTCGAGTGGTAACTACATCACCCGTAAGGCACAGCAGGATTTGTTCTATGCGAATCAGCTTATGTCTCGGTTTGTTCCTGAGCAGGAGCGTGCCCTTATGGTTCGGTTGGAAGGTGATATCCTGAAAACTGCGCCTGATGGACAGACGGCTGCGGATACCAATCTTATCAACGGGCAGAAGCATCGCTTCGTTGGTACTGGTACGAGCAATGTTATTGCGGTTGAGGACTTTGCCCGCGCACGACTCTCGCTAAAGAAAGCGAATGTGCCGGATCAGAACCTTATCGCTATTGTTGATCCGTCTGTTGAGTTTACCCTTAACACCGAAACTAACCTTGCCAATATTTCCAACAACCCGAAATGGGAAGGCATTGTCAGTGACGGTATTGCGTCTGGTATGAAGTTCGTGAAGAACGTATACGGCTTTGATGTGTGGCAGAGTAACCACCTCAAGGTTAACGCGGCAGAGACGTTGGAGACCGTTGCCATTAGTGGCTTCGCCAATAACCTCTTCTTCTCGACTGCTCCGGGTGTGTCACCGTTTAAGGGTGCTTGGCGTCAGATGCCTCAGGTCGATACTGAGTTCAACATGAAGAAGCAGCGCGATGAGTTCGTTACCACTGCTCGGTACGGCCTTGCGTTCTTCCGACCGGAGAACATGGTTATCGTCCCGACGCAGACCAGCGTGTAAGGAGGACATATCATGGCACAATGGCAAAATGCAGATGGCCTCACTGTTCGGTTCGGTCAGGATCAGGCCCGTGAAACTCAGTCTCTTATGGCTAAGTCGGGTCAGGTTGGTCCTAAGGAGTATATGATCGTCGATCTCGTTTGGGACGACCTTCCTACTTTTACAACCGATTTGAACAATGACGGCACTAACAATGGTTTCAGCGACCAGGATGCGTATATCCCCGCTGGTGCCTACATTACCAAAGCGTCGGTTATCGTGACTACTGCTTTCACGTCGGCTGGTGCTACTACCTTGAGTATCGGTACTGCTAATATCGCTGGTACCGCTATTGATGCTGATGGCATTGACGTAACTATCGCAAAGGCGGCCTTGGCTGCTGATCTCGCGGTTGTTTGCGATGGTGCTCTTGTTGCAGGTACTGGCCTTGTTACGGCTGACTCGTACCTGACGACTACGGTCGCTACTGGTCCTTATACGGCTGGTGAGGCTAAACTGGTTATTGAGTACATTCAGGTGACTCCGT